AGCTAACTCTACTATTCAAGTAGCCGAATGGCGCCACAATCAAACTGATATTCCAGCTCAGATTAGAATTCTAGCAGACATTGTATCTCATCTTTATGAAACTGTAGGCGATGTCAAAGATGTTTATTACTCTGTAGAAAACAATACTGTGGGCGAAGCAGCCTTAATTAGTATTGTAGAATATGGGGAAGAACGTATTAAAGGCTATTTCTTGTCAGATCCTAATGCCCCATCTAGTGGTAGGCGCCATCGCAAAGGATTTAACACAACAAATAAAGCAAAAATTGCTGCTTGTGCAAAATTTAAGAATTTGATAGAAAGCGGGCGAATGCAGGTCAACAGTCCTAGCTTGATTAGTGAATTAAAAAACTTTGTGGCATTTGGAACTAGTTATGCAGCAAAGTTAGGAGAAACAGATGATCTAATCATGGCGGCTCTACTAGCTGTTAGAATGCTGCAATTGTTACAAAGTTACCATATTGAACTTGACACACAAATGCGTGATCATGGAGATACTGTAATTGAACCTATGCCCTTTATCACTTTTATGCGCTAAATAGTAGACTATGCAAAAGAACACTGCTCAACAACAACTTTACAACATGCTGGTTAGCAAGGACTTTGACCCTGTAAAAAAGAACAGTACAGGAAACAATGTTATTGATCCTGATGATGCAGACATGATTAAGTTTGACTACAAAAGTAAATCTGGCAAAGACTATGGAACTGTTATTGTTCTGTTTACTGAAGATAACGGAATGACCATATATTTTGGTGATAACGTTGGTAGAACCATGGAACCTCAAGATAAAGACGAGTGGTTTGATTTTGTAAGTCAACTTCGTTATTTTGCTAAACGTCATAGAATGTTGTTTAATCTTGAAAATATTGGGAAGCTAAAATATGTGGTACGCGATTTGGCTACAGTCAAAGAAGCTATCAATGAAAGTTTTCAAGGTAATACTAAACTAAGCTGGAGCGCACCGGATAAAGGGGCAAGATTAGTAATTGAACATTCAAGAAAATTAGCTGAAAATGATGCCAGATATAGGCATATTGACAAACTTTTTATTGAAACCACCGATGGCGAAAGATTTAGACTGCCGTTTAAGCATTTGTCAGGTGGCAAGGCTATGCTTGAACATGTTAGACAAGGTGGTCGTCCTTACGACAGTCGAGGACAACATATTGTTGAAATGGTACAAGAACTAAACATACTAAGCCGGTTTAGAAGAGCGCACACTGGTAAAGTGTTTGAAGGTGAAACAAAACAAATTATTGAACAAAGTAATATCTACTTTGAATCTCTAAAACGCGATATTAAAAGACTAAGTTACACCAAAGGTTATAATAACTATTTTGAAAATTGGCAACCAATGGAGGTTACAACTGGTAACATTATGGTTGAAGATTTAAGAAATATGTTTATAGAACAAACATTAGATCAAAGAATTGAAGTGGCTCTTCCAGTTTTAGCCAAACTACAACAGGATAGTACCATGAAAGAATTAAATGAGTTCGCAGAATGGAGCCAAAAGATTACTGAAGGCACATGGGCTATACCAGACAGCCCTAAAAGTCGCGAACAACTTGCGCAAATTCTAAGTCAACCTTTACCAGTGGGTCCTGATGCATCGAATGCCACTGAACTTCTTTATGACTTAGTTGGCGACGATCAATTATTTGATAAGCTTGATGCCTTGGCCATGGAAGATCCTGATGCAGATGCTAGAGAACTTTTGTTACAGCGTATGGAAGAGTTAGGCATTGACATTCCACAGAATGCTGAAATTGATTTAGAAAAAACTCAAACTGGGCCTGAGCAACCACCAGTACCAACTCCGCCCCCACCGCCACCAGTGGCACAGCCGGCTGCACCTCCACCAGCCGGTGCCCAAGCCCCTGCTGTAGTACCACCAATGCCAGTGGCCGAAGAAGATAACGATATCACTGATCCAAAAGAAGTAGGTGCTAAGATGAATCCTGCTTATGTCAGTCAAGCTGCCCAGTCAATAAAAAATGACCCTGCTTATAAATCTAAACAAGCAGCATTAAAATCTGCACCAGCACCAAAAGCGGTTACCGCAACTACGAAATCAGTGCCAAATGCACAGTTTGAAAATGATGAGTTGGCAAAAATACGTCGATTAGCATTAGGGCATTGATCAACTTCTCCTAAAGGCACAAATTTTTGTGCCTTTTACCTTGACTACGAGATAAATAAAATTGTACAATGCACAGGTGCTTGTACACTTAGGCAAATTTTTAGGCACATTTAGGCATTTTTATAAGGAGAACTCATTATGGCCTCATTAGCAGAAATCCGCGCAAGACTCCAAGCCGCAGAGTCAAGCAAAGGCGGTCAAACCGGCGGCGACAATCAAATTTACCCACATTGGAATATGACAGAAGGTACTAGCGCATTAGTACGTTTCTTACCTGATGGCAATTCCTCAAATACGTTTTTCTGGGTAGAACGCCAAATTATCAAACTTCCATTTGCCGGCGTCAAAGGTGAAGCTGAAAGTAAACAAACATACGTACAGGTTCCCTGTGTTGAAATGTGGAACGAAACATGTCCAATTTTAACAGAAGTTCGTACTTGGTTTAAGGATCCTGCACTTGAAGACATGGGTCGTAAGTATTGGAAGAAACGTAGTTATGTCTTTCAAGGCTTTGTACGGGAAAATCCCATTGGTGAAGATAAGACTCCTGATAATCCAATCCGTAGATTTATTATTGGTCCTCAGATCTTTACAATCATTAAAGCTGCTTTGATGGATCCGGAACTTACAGAAATGCCAACTGACTATGCTGCTGGTCTTGACTTCCGTATTTCTAAAACACAGAAAGGTGGTTATGCTGATTACAACACATCCAAATGGGCACGTAAAGAAACAGCGTTAACTGAAGCAGAAGCCGAGGCAATCGCCAAGTTTGGATTGTTTGATCTTAACAGTTTCTTGCCTAAGCGACCAAACGAAGCGGAAGTTAAAGTCATCAAAGAAATGTTTGAAGCATCAGTTGATGGTAAAGCATTTGACATGGAACGTTGGGGGCAATACTATCGACCAGCTGGTGCTGCTGCACCTAGTGAGTCAGATGATGCAGCTAAAACAGCGGCACCTGTTGCCAAATCAACACCAGCAGCCCCAGTGGCAGATGATCCGCCATTTGAAAACGATGAACCAATCGCGGTCAGTACACCAGTAGCGAAACCTGAAGCTGGAAGTAAAAAGGCTGAAGATATCTTAGCTATGATACGTGCTAGACAGAAATAATAAATAGCTCTGAGATAGCAGTCTTGGTGGCTGCTATCTTATTTTTATGTCTTTATGCGACGTTATTATTGCTTCACTTCCTTATGTTGAAACACAGGAGCCAATGATGGCTCCTGGACTTCTTAAAGGTGTTGTACATAAAGCTAATTTATCTTGTCGGGCATTAGATCTTAATATTGAGATTTTACACAAAATCAATCAATATCCCGGCGACAGTCAAACAAAAGTTCGTAGATGGTTTATGTATGAGGAAAATCAATCCTGCCCGGACACAACAGCGATAATAACCACACTTGTTGAATATGCTGGCATACGCATTAAAGAACATGCAGCATCTTGGATTTGTCTTAGTTTGTTTTGTAATACTGCTAAAAAATTTAATATACTTCTTTGCAAATGGTTAAGAAAAAATGCCCCAAGCAGTAAAATTATCATTGGTGGCAACGCAGTTTTTAGCAATGAGCAGAGTCAACGTCCATATGCTCGTATGCTCCAACGAGCAAGACTTATTGATTATTTTGTAGTCGGTGATGGAGAAGAACCACTTTATAACATACTAACTGGCAGCGTGTCTGGGGCAAATATCGAAGATTTTCAAATTTTAAATGATCTGAGTATCCAACCTTTTGGAGATTATGACGATTACAATTGGCAGTTATACGACAGACCTCGCATACCAATGTATGCCAGTCGAGGCTGTGTTAGGCAGTGTACCTTTTGTGACGTACACAAGTTATGGAAAAAATTTAAATTACGAAACAGCGATCAAGTGTTCGAGGAAATGTTGTATCAAATTAATCGGACTGGTATTACTGAGTTTTTTTTCCGTGACAGTTTAATTAACGGCAGCATTAGTGAATTTAAAAAGCTAATGGGGCTAATCGCGGATTACAATAAATCTGCAAAGACTCCAATTAAGTGGAGTAGCTTTTTTATCTTTAGACCGCAAAAGCAAATGCCAGAACAAGATTGGGAATTGGCTGCACAAGGCGGCGCCGGTAATCTAATAATAGGAGTTGAAAGCCTAGTAGATAATATTCGTTATCACATGAAGAAAAAATTTACCAATAAAGATATTGATTTTGGTATAGAAATGGCACACAAGTATAATGTAAATTTGGTGTTGTTACTGATAGTTGGTTATGTAAACGAAACTGAAGCAGACTTTCAAGCGTCATTGGATTGGTTAGAAGAACATAAACAATTTGCTGGAAAGCCCATAATTAATATCAGCGTCGGTGGTACCCTAACAGTTACTGATTTGACTGACCTGTATCAAAATGCTCAAGATTTTGATATAGTTTTAGGTGATAAAATTCATTTGTGGGAAAATAAAAAAATTAATCTTGATTACGAAACTAGAGAACGTCGTAAAGAGCAGTTTATTAGTCGTGCAATAGAATTAGGTTACCCAATAGTCTATGATGAAAAGCCGGTGAGTTAATGTTAATTGTAAACTATTATCCTGGTAGTGCTGGTGATACTGTAATAGCCAGGTTGGCTGACTTGCCATATCGTACAGACAGTCTTAACCGTACTCTTATAAAATATCCAAGGCATCTAAAACAGACAAGATTCTATAAAATGCCTAACTACTTACAGGATGCAATGTATAAAAAATGTGTGCAGCCTTGGTTAAACCAAAACAAAATTATTGGAGCACATCGATTTAATGCCTTTGATTTTACCAAACTGGATAATCAAATACAAACCTTAAGTATTGATCCTAGGCAAGCACTATATTATGTGGCAGAAATGTATCTCTCTAAAGTGTATAACTCTCTTGGGCACGGCGACAGCATGATTGATAACATTTTTAAAAAAGTCACTGATCGGTATGGCAATGATAATACAATGATCACTAGAGCTATAGTTAAACAAATAGCAGATTGGGCCGATGAAAATATTAAATCATCTGATATAACTTTATGCCTGGCTAAATTTTTGATTAAACCAAATTGTCTTGATGAATACAAAAGTTTTGTCTGATTCTGAATGGTACAAACTGCAACAATTATATCACGACTTTGACGCTATCACACCAGACATAAAAATTTATCGTGATATACTAGTTAGAAAAACCACTGTAGATGTAACTAGATCTCACGACAGTTTAAAAAATTTATTAAACAATGTACCAAAAGGTAAAGGCATAATTGTAATTAGTAATATTGAAATTAGTAAACAACCATTAGAAAGAATTCTATCATATGTTAAATCTTGTTACACTAATTGCGAAGTTGGAGTGTATGTTGCACTTCTAAGTTACTATATTACGCCTACTGTAGTAGATCCTACATTGCCAAAAGATTATAGCCATGCCTGTTATCAATATTTCAACACTGCGTTTAATTTTGCCAAAACCATAGAAAATTTAAGTGATGTTACTGACTACCCAATTAATAATTCCATGGGCAATTATTTAGAGGAAGGAAGTAACTTTTTGTTTGTTCATCCAAATATAAGGTATTGGTTATGGAAATAGTTTCTAATATCTTATCTGAACCTAAAATCAAATCAAAAGTATTGCAATATAGGATGTGGAAGCAAGGACTACACAAATGGCCACAATATATTCATAACCGTCATCGTAAAGATAAATTGATTGATCCATATAGCCAATGGATTTTGGATCAAATTAAAGGTTTTACAGTTGTGTACAATTCCGGAGGTTTGTTTTTTAAAGAGTTTAATTCTGATATTGTGGTAGTAGAAAATCAAAGTTGTCCAGTAAACTTACAGGATGTATTGTACACTGATACAGTGATTAATGATTATCTTGCCCATCAAGTTGATAGTTTAGTTTGTGTAAACCCATTGTCATTAAAATATCATCATAGTCTAGCTAATTTTCTAGCCACAGATGGGCCATCAAGAATAGGATACAAACCAAAATTGATTAAATGGATGGCCAAGTCTAGTAGAATTTTTTTAAGCTTTAGTGATTATCATATCTACTACAACAGATTAAAAATTACAATTCAAGATTGGGTAGCAATCCAAGAACATGAGTTAAAACAGATCGGACTGACAATTGCACATAAAGAAATATTACCATCAACCTGGGATTTAGTCAATGGTAATGTAAGATTAGTTCTGGAAAATTAACAGTCGTTTTTTTACACAAAAGTGTATACAATATTTGATAAAGGAGGCCATTATGGCAAAACCGTTTGATGTTTCAAAATTTCGAAAAGAAATTACAAAAAGTATTGATGGCCTGTCAATTGGATTTAACGATCCTACTGATTGGATCAGTACCGGCAATTATGCTTTAAATTATCTAATTAGCGGTGATTTTAATCGTGGAGTCCCACTTGGCAAAGTAACAGTTTTTGCTGGAGAAAGTGGCGCTGGAAAAAGTTATATTTGTTCTGGTAACATTATTAAAAACGCACAAGAACAAGGTATATTTGTGGTTCTAATAGATAGCGAAAATGCGCTTGACGAAGCCTGGTTACATGCTCTTGGCGTCAGTACAGATGAAAGTAAATTGTTAAAACTATCAATGGCCATGATTGATGATGTAGCTAAAACTATTTCAACATTTATGAGTGACTATAAAGCTCTCGCCGATGGAGAACGGCCAAAAGTTTTATTTGTCATTGACAGTTTAGGGATGTTGCTAACACCCACTGACATTAATCAATTTGATTCTGGTGATCTCAAAGGCGATCTTGGACGTAAACCTAAGGCACTTACAGCTTTGGTTCGTAATTGTGTCAATATGTTTGGAAGTTACAATGTTGGTCTAGTCTGTACTAACCACACATACGCCAGCCAAGACATGTTTGATCCTGACGATAAGATATCAGGTGGACAAGGTTTTATCTATGCTAGTTCTATTGTAGTTGCAATGAAGAAGTTAAAACTAAAAGAAGATGAGGACGGTAATAAGATAAGTGATGTAATGGGCATTAGAAGTGCGTGTAAAGTTATGAAAACCAGATATGCTAAACCGTTTGAGGGAGTGCAAGTAAAGATTCCCTATGAAACTGGTATGAACCCCTACAGCGGATTAGTTGATCTGGCTGAGAAAAAAGGCTTACTAAAGAAGGACGGTAATAGATTAGCGTTTACAACAAGCGATGGCGAAATCATCAAACAGTTCCGCAAAGCATGGGAATCTAACGAAGAAGGTTGCTTAGATAAAGTAATGTCTGACTTCAAATATCAGAAAGAAGAACTAAGTACCACAGATGTAGATGATAAAGGAGAATAATAACTATGTCGCTTGATCTAATTGCAACAATTTGGGATGAATTAAAACACTTTATACCCTCCGACGAGCGTTCTGAGGCCGCCGATGCAGTAGTCATGGCCATGATTGATAATGACTATGACTATGATGATATCAAACAAGCATTTAGAGGTGACAAGGATATTAAGGAAGCTCTAGCATCACACTCAGATGAAGACATAGAGGATGATGACTTAGATGAATACGAAGAGGATGCAGAATCAGATGAATGGTAATTAAATGTGGTATAGCCGAATAGTATCTGATTTAGGGGCTATCCCTGATTTTATTGCGCATTACGAACTAGAACTTCAACAGGCAAAACATGACGTCCGTCTTGGCGGCATTGTGGAAAAAAATATCACTGCCCTTCCTGGTATCACAGAACACAGGTTTAACCAGCTTCAAGAGATTGAAGCTGTGCTTAATTATCTTAATATACAACTTAGAAAAATCAGACGACGCTACTTTCAAAAATACCTTGAAGGATATGCAAGAGCTTTATCTTCAAGAGACGCTGAAAAATATGTGGATGGAGAGGACGAAGTTGTTGACTTTGAAACTATCATTAACGAGGTTGCTTTGCTTAGAAACAAATGGCTAGGCATAATGAAAGGGCTAGATAGTAAGCAATGGATGTCCGGCCACGTAGTAAGATTGCGCACTGCTGGCATGGAAGATATTTCAATTTAATTCTAGTCTACCAAAAAAATCAGCGGATAAATATCCGCATGGATACTTCATTAACATCTCGCCCCTGGGGGCATTATCTTGTACTCAAACAGTACGGTCCTAATACTAAAGTAAAAGAACTTGTAGTTGAGCCAGGCAAAAGCCTAAGTATGCAACGACACCAAAAACGACAAGAATTTTGGTTTGTTGTTGAAGGCAGTGCCGTGGTCAACGGTATTGACACTAACACGAATAACCCTGTCAAAATGGTTGAATTACAACAGTTTGATGTTTTACAAGTGGGGTTAGGGGAATGGCATCAATTACAAAACAACGGTGGTGATATTCTAAGAATTGTTGAAATACAATTTGGTGAGGATTGTATAGAAGAGGATATTGAAAGAATATGATCCCAATTTTTATAGGGTTTGATCCTAGAGAGGCAGTTGCCTACCACGTTTGCTCAAATAGTATAATTAGACACTCAAGTAAACCTGTTTCTATCGCGCCGCTGGCATTAAACATTTTAAAGGGCTACAAGGAAACCCACACTGATGGAAGTAACCACTTTATCTACAGTAGATTTTTAGTTCCGCATCTTATGAATTATCAAGGTTGGGCAATATTCATGGACGGTGATATGTTATTACGCGATGATATTAATCAACTTTGGGAGAGGCGTGATCCTAGTAAAGCGGTGCTGGTGGTCAAACATGACTACAAAACAAAATTAACTGAAAAGTATCTTGGTTCTAAAAATGAAAATTATCCAAGAAAAAATTGGTCTAGTGTAGTCCTTTGGAATTGCGGACATTCTGCAAATAAAGTAATAACTCCAGAATTTGTGCAAAGTAGTACTGGAGCCCAGTTGCATAGATTCACATGGTTAGATGACAATGATATAGGCGAATTGCCAAAAATTTGGAATTGGTTGCCAGATGAGTACGGAGAAAATGAGCATGCTAAATTGCTTCATTATACTCTTGGAACTCCTTGTTTCCATGATTTTGCTCTTACACCGATGGCAAATGAATGGCATAGAGAACATATCTATACTAATTTTACTCTCCAAAGAGGACTAGATTGAAAATTGTAATTGTAACTGGTGGGTTTGATCCGGTACATTCTGGTCATATAGAGTGCTTCAAGGCGGCTCGTAGTCTTGGAGATAAACTAATAGTTGGAATTAATTCAGACAATTGGCTTACAAGAAAAAAGGGTAAGCCTTTTATGCCATGGAATGAACGGTCTATTATTGTAGAGCATCTGACTATGGTAGATAAAGTAATTGCTTTTAATGATGACGATAATACTGCCATTGATGCTATCCAACTTACAAAATCTTTGTATCCAAGCGATGATATAATTTTTGCCAATGGTGGAGATAGAACAGCAAACAACATTCCAGAAATGGTGTTTGATGATGTAGAGTTTGTTTTTGGAGTAGGTGGTGACGATAAAAAAAATTCTAGTTCTTGGATTCTAAAAAATTGGAAACAAGAATAAAAGCGAGAAAAAAATAATGTATAACGTTTTTATAGGTTGGGATCCTCGTGATCAAGAAGCGGCAGAAG